AATATTATTTTAGTGGCACCAACTCCAGCTTCAGCTTTGACTGTACAAATAAATTATATAAAAGATGCACCAAATTTTACAAGCTCAAATAATACCTATCTTTCTCAACATCAAGAGTCTATGTTATTACATGGAGTATTAGCAGAAGCTTTTAGATTTTTAAAAGGACCCGATAATCTATACAACCTCTATCAAACAAAGTATACTGAAGAAGTACAGAATTTTGCCCTACAACAAATGGGTAGAAGAAGACGTGGAGAATACGATGATGGAGTACCAAGAGTTGTGGTTCCATCTCCTTCTCCTAACCAATAATTTAAAGGAGGCCATTATGGCAATAACAACTAACGCAATTTGTGATTCTTTCAAAAAAGAATTACTACAAGGAAAGCATGACTTTGATACATCATCTGATACATACAAGTTAGCGATGTACACGAGTTCTGCAACATTAGGTAAATCAACTGAAAATTATACAACTTCAAATGAAGTATCATCACCGTCTGGTTATACAGCGGGTGGTAAAGCACTTGTTAATCAAGGTGTTAAAGTTTCTTCATCAGTAGCAATTACTGACTTTGCTGATTTATCATTTGTAGGTGTAACTCTTACTGCAAGAGGTGCACTAATTTATAACACAACGACTGACGGTGGTTCGAACACTACAGACGCTGTAGCTGTTTTAGATTTCGGTGGAGATAAGACTGCAACTTCAGGAACTTTTACAATTCAGTTCCCTGCATTCACAACTTCTGCTGCAATTTTAAGATTAGCATAAGGATAAGAATGAATGTCAAATGCGTGGGGTGCACTAAGTTGGGGACAAGGTAGTTGGGCAGCACAAGGTGATGTCACAATTTCTCTTTCTGGAATAAGTGCAACCTACAGCATTGGCAGTATTACAGCCGAAGGTATCATTCAAGTTGGATGGGGTGGTGATACTTGGGGTGAAAATGAATGGGGTGATCTTTCAGGATCACAACCAACAATTACAGGAATACAAGCTTCTTTTTCTGTTGGATCATTATCAACAAGTGGTGACGCATTAGTTACACCTTCAGGTGTTCAATTTACTTCTACAGCAGGAGCTGCAGTAGGCGGAACTTCAGCCCTTGTTCAAGTCACAGGAAGTTTAGAGTCCATGGGAGTGGGCAGTACAGTTATTGGAATAGGAGTTCCAGTCACTGGTATTTCTTCAACGTCAAGCATAGGTTCAACTACTATAGATGAATCAGAACTAACTGGTATTGGTTGGGGACGAAGAGCTTGGGGTAATTTAGCATGGGGTGAAGCATACTCTATTTTACCAACTGGACAACAATTAACTTCAACAATTAATTTCCCATCAACAGCAGCATTCACTGACGTAACGGTTTCAGTGACAAGTGCTGGTCAAATAGGCACTACATTTAATGGCTTCTCGTTAAAAATTGATCAAGATATAACTGTATTTGCTTCAGAAGATCAATTAGACTTTACAATAGGATCATTAGATTTTGATGCTGATGCAAATGTATCACCATCTGGTATATCTTTAACAAGTTCTCAAGGAACCACAATAGCTGGACTAAAAACTCCAGTTGATGTTTCGGGAATTGAAGCAACATTTAGTTTAGGAAGTATTACTTTAATACAAACAACTGTTGAAGCACCAACAGGTATTCAAGCTGCATTGTCACTTGGTCAACACGCAGAAATTCCTGGACAAATAATTGGTGTATCAGGATTGCAATCGACTGGATCAATAGGTCAAGTTACAATAGATGCAGGAGCAAGCGTAGATGTTTCAGGCATAGAATTGACAGCTTCAATTGGAAGCGTTAATATTACTGCATGGGCTGAAATAGACCCAGGAGTATCAAATACTTGGTCACCAGTTGATTTAGCTGCTTGATTAATGTAAAATATAAATATTTAAGGAGATAAAATTTTATGGCATCTAGTTATTCAAGTGATCTTAAACTCGAATTGATGGTGACTGGTGAAAATGCTGGTACATGGGGTGATAAGACAAACACAAATTTAAATTTAGTACAACAAGCAATTGCTGGTTTTGAACAAATCACTTTAACATCTGGAGGCACTGTTGCACTAGTAATGTCTGACGGTGCAATATCAAACGCAAGAAATTTAGTTATTAAATTCGCTACAGCAACTATTGCTGCGAGCACAGTTTGTACTATCCCAGATTCAATAGAAAAATTTTACATCTTTGATTGTTCAGGATTAACAAATCCATCAAACCTAACAATCAAAACTGCTTCAGGAACAGGATTTTCTCCTGATGCTGCAAAAATTTATGCAGCTTATTCTGATGGAACAAATTTAAATGAAGTGTCTTTAGACACTTTAGGTGGTACAATAGGAACTGCACAAGTTGCTGACAGTGCAATAAGCACTGCCAAAATTGCAGACGATGCAGTGACCTCAGCCAAAATTGCTGACGATGCTGTTGTAGCCGCTGCGATTGCTGACGATGCTGTAGGAAGTGCTGCGATTGCAGACGATGCAATTACAACTGCCTTAATAGCTGACGATGCTGTTGGTGCTGATCAACTTGCAAATACTTCTGTGTCTGCGGGCTCTTATACACTTTCTTCAATCACTGTAGATGCACAAGGAAGAATTACATCTGCATCTTCAGGTTCAGCAGGCGGAGGTTTTAGTGCTCAAATAATTCAATTTGGTCCTTCATCTGGAACATACGCACCACCATCTGACGTATCTAAATTTTATGCTTACGCTTTATCAGCTGGGGGCGGAGGCGGATCGGCTGGTCATAACAGATCTGGTGGATCTGGTGGATCAGGTGCTTTTGGATTTTACAAAGGAAGTGTCACTGGAGGTACTCCACAACCTTTCTCAGTAGGTGCGCCAGGAAGTACATCTGGTGGAAATGGTGGAGCAACTAACGTAGGAAATTTATTGACAGTTAATGGAGGAAACGGAGGACAAAATGCTCCTAACAACGGACCTCCAGGTAACCCAGGAAGTGGTGGAAGTGCACCGGGTGCTTCTATTTCTCTTTCTAGAAACTTTACAATGTTTGCAAACAACTTTGGTAATGGTGGAAGTGGATCACCTCCTAATGAACAAGGTGGATCACCTGAAGCTGGTAAACCAGGTGCATTGGCATTTTTTGATAATCAACCAATATAGGATAAATAATGGCATATTTTATATTTGAAAATAACAATTTACTTAAAATAGCAGCTACTGATAATGCAAAAAATGATTTGAATTATTCTAAGGACGCAGTTGTTGAAACAGTATCTGATGCAGATTTTCGTAAAGCTCAATTTGAAGAGCAAATGATTTCACACAATGGAAGTGAAGTAGTTTATACAGATTATGATTCAGATATGGGCAGAGAAAATTCATGGCCTTCTATGACTGAAGTTCAATTAAAAGCATATCATCAACAAGTTTTATCACAAATAAATGCTTATATTGATGCTGGTAATTCTTCTGATTCAATTTATTCAAGTGTTGTAAACTATAAAAATTATTTGGAAGGTTTAGATTATGATTCTTTAACTTATCCAATTTCTTCAAATTGGGAAAAATATTGTAGTGATAATTCAATAGCTTTTTTGAGTCCAAAACAAATACCGTAATATTATTTACAAATTGATATATATGTCATACAAAGATGACAGATGTTTGAAGAAATTATTGAATTTAGCGCAAGTGAATCTTATTTAAAAACAAATCCAATACATCCAATTTTAACCAAAACAAATATTCCAAAATGGTTTAAGGATTTAGAACATCACCCTAAAGAAAAAACTATAAAGGGGTGTATTCCATTTTTAGAAACTCTTACTGCTGGTTATATTTTAAAACTACCGATAGATTATCATTTTAAATTTAATAAAGACAATGAATCCTATTACTATAATAATCCTGATTCACCAAATTTTATGAATAAACTGTTTAATATTGGAACTTGTGATAATCACCCAACTGCACAGTTAGGAGATAAATGCCCTTTTATACAAAAAAATAAAAATCAAGATTTTTTTAAAATATTAAATCCGTGGACTATTAAAACACCAAAAGGTTACTCATGTTTATTTGTACCCCCTATGAATAATACTAACGATAAATTTTCAATAATTCCTGGTATTGTAGATACTGATACTTTTCCAGGAGAAATCAACTTTCCAATTATAATGAATGGTGATAAATATCCTTTCATAGAAACAACTATAAAAGCGGGAACACCTTACGTGCAAATAATACCTTTTAAAAGAACATCTTGGAATATGAAAATTAAAAAAAATAAAGATCAAAAAACAATTCAAAAAAGATGGTATACTTTTGAAAAAGTTTTTAGAGTATATCAAAATTTATTTTGGAATAAAAAAACATGGAAATAAAAAATATTATTCTTTCTGATTATATTAGAGTATTTGAAGACTGTATTCCAGAAGAAATTTTAGATTCATTTATAAATATTTGTGAAGAACATAAAGATTTTCATAGCGCAGCTATTGGTGAAAACACTGTTAATAAAAATATAAGAAAGGCAGATGCTTGGCAATTAAATAATTTAGGTGAAAAAAGTATGACAACAATCCATTGGACAAATTTTTTAACCAGTCTTTTTCAAGAAAAATTAATGGAATATCATAGAATTTTTAGTTCAACAAAATTTGAAACAGTAAGACCACATGTGTCAGAGCTTTCTGTTTTAAGATACAAAGAAACTTTTCATTATCTATTTCATACAGATCAATCAAAATGGATTAATAGACAATGGAGTTGTATTTACTTATTGAATGATAATTATGAAGGTGGTGATTTAATATTTTCAACACCTGATGGAGTTGGAGAGAAAAAAATAAAAAAGAAAAAAAACACTATGATTATATGGCCAAGTAATTTTATGTACCCACATACTATTACTCCAGTTTCAAAGGGTGTAAGATTTTCTGTTGTAGCATGGGCTAAATAAAATTATGGAAATAGGAAAAGATTTTAAATACAAATTAGTTAAAAACTTTATTACAAAAGATGAAGTTGATTTATTTGGTATATATGCTGAAATAAAACATAAAACAAATTTTACTTCATTTGATTTAAAACAATCTAACGTTGGTGATACAATGTTCTACGGTGATGCTGCAGCTGAAGCATTGCTTTTGAAATACAAAGATAAAGTATCACAAATTACAAATAAAAAACTTTTACCAACATATTCTTTTTGGAGAATGTACACAAAAAACGCAATTCTGAAACCTCATACTGATAGACCTTCTTGTGAAATAAGTGTAACAATTATGTTATCTAGTGATGGTACCAAGTGGCCTATTTTTGTTGATGGTAATGCTGTGGAGTTAAATCCCGGTGATGGTGTAATATATTTAGGTCAAGAGTTAAAACATTGGAGAGAACAATTCAAAGGTGATTATCACTCACAAGTGTTTCTTCATTATGTAGATGAAGAAGGAAAAAATAAGGAGTGGTATATGGACAAAAGACAATTTTGGGGAGATTCAAAATGAAATTTCAACAACATGATGACGGTTCAGTAGATATAATTTTTGAAAAACATGAAACTGAAATAATAACTAAAAAAAATAAATTACATTTAGATCCAATGTCACTAAAACATTTTGGTAATACTTTAGTAAGAATTGTTATTTCTTGGCAAGAGTTACTTCCAAAAGAAGTTCAAAATTTAACATCAAATGATTATTCTGAAATAAATGGTTCGGATCCAAAAGATGATAGTTGAGAATAATTTTTTAGATAATAATGAGTTTAAAAAAATTAATCATTATATAACTCATGGTAGTTTTCCTTGGTATATGCATGATGATTTAGAATCATTTAAATTAATACATTATTTAATAAAGCAAAAAGATAATAAAATTATATCAAGTCCATACGTTTCTATTGTGTTGTCTGGACTTTTTAAAAAGATAAAAGCAAAAAAGATATTTTGGGCAAGATTAGACTGTTATCTAAAATCAAAAGAAATATTTGACCACGAGCCAAATGTTGACATTGATGAAAATTCAAATAATTTTATTGGTATGCTTGAAATGAATACTAACAATGGGACAACTCAAATTGTAGGCCAACAGAAAATAACAGCTCAAGAAAATACATTTATTTGTATTGATAGTAATACGTCTTATTTTCATACTTCACACACTGATACCGATAGAAAGATAGTCCTTTCTCTTGAATATTCCTTATAAATAACTCTTTCGCATTATAGAAACCCTTTTATAAAAATGATATAATTTGTCATGCCTTTAACAAAAGTACAAATAGCTCCAGGATTCAATAAGCAAGTATCTCAAACAGGTGCCGAGGGTCAATGGACAGATGGCGACTTTGTAAGATTTAGATATGGTTTACCAGAAAAAATAGGAGGATGGGAACAAATTTTAGAAAGCACTATAATTGGAGCAGCAAGAGAACAATTAATTTGGGCAGATCTTGATGGTAGAAAATACGCTGCAATAGGTACGAACAAAGTATTAGTGATTTATTATGAGGGTGCTTTTTTTGACATTACTCCTTTAGACACGGCTTTAACTAGTTGTACTTTTGATACTGTAAATACATCAGCAACTGTTACTGTTAATAAAGCAGCTCACGGTCTAGAACCTGGAGACATATTTTTATTTTCGTCAGTTACACCACCAGTAGGATCAGGTTATTCTGCATCAGATTTTACAACAAATCCTTTTCAAGTTGTTACTGTTCCCGGTAGTGACACATTTACTATAACCATGGCTAGTGCAGCTGGAACCACGGTCAACGGCTCTGGATCTGCAACAGTCACTCCTTACATAAAACCAGGAGCTTTAGGTTCAACATTTGGATTTGGATGGGGAACTGGACTTTGGGGTGGTGGCCAACAAGTATTTAGTACATTAAATGGAGCTTTGTTAGATGACACTGCAGGAACTGGAGGAGTTGGTACTTCGATAACGCTTGCATCCACTACAGGATTTCCATCCACAGGAACAATAAAAGTTGGAGCAGAATTTATTTCTTATACAGGCGTTTCATCAAATGATCTTACTGGAATTACAAGAGCTGCAGCTGGTACAAGATCTGCTCACTCAAGCGGAGCTGGAGTTGAAGTTTTTACTGGTTGGGGTATAGAATCATTATCTCAAACATTAACAACAGATCCAGCATCATGGTCTTTAGATAATTTTGGAGAGCAATTAATTGCTACAATAAAAAATGGAAAGTCTTTTTCATGGAATCCAATTAATTCAAACTCAAATGCTTTAAATACTAGAGCTACAGTTATTTCAAATGCACCGACTAAATCAGTAATGTCATTAGTTTCTGACAGAGATAGACATTTAGTAATGCTTGGAACCGAAACAACAATTGGAGATCAAGCAACACAAGATAAAATGTTTATTAGATTTTCAGATCAAGAAGATATAAGTGACTACACTCCAACCTCTGTAAACACAGCTGGTACATTTAGATTAGACTCAGGAACAAAAATTGTTGGAGCTATAAAGGGTAAAGATTATACTTTCATATTAACAGATAATGCTGCTTATGTAATGCAGTTTGTAGGACCACCGTTTACTTTCTCTATTAGACAAGTTGGATCTAACTGTGGATGTATTGGTCAACATGCTATGAAATATGTAAATGGTGCAGTTTATTGGATGGGTGAGTCTGGTGGTTTTTTTGTTTTTGATGGTACAGTCAAATCACTTCCTTGTGCTGTTGAAGATTTTGTTTTTACTACAAAAAACGGTAACAATTTAGGAATAAATTATAGTAATGGTGAATCAGTTTATGCAGGATTAAATCATCTATATGAAGAGATATGTTGGTACTATCCAAAAAGTGGTTCTGATTTTAATGACAGATATGTTTGTTTCAATTATCAAGATGGAACATGGGTGACAGGATCATTATCTAGAACAACATGGGCAGACGCTAATCTTTACGATAATCCTTATGCTACAGAATTTACCTCAACGGGTGTAGGAAGTTTTCCCACGGTTCAAGGTGTAACAAATATAAATGGATCAACAAAATATTATGCACATGAAGTAGGTGTTGATCAAGTTGATACAGCTGGTAACAAGACTGCAATACCAGCTTTTATAGAATCAGGAGACTTTAGTTTAAACGTAGAGGGAAATGCACAAGTATTTATGAGTATGAGAAGGTTTGTTCCAGATTTTAAAACTATTCAAGGAAATGCTCAAGTAACAATTTTATTAAGAAATTTTCCTAGTGATACCGAAGCTTCATCTCCTTTAGGACCTTTTACAGTTTCAGGTTCAACACAGAAAGTGGATACAAGAGCAAGAGGAAGGTTTGCTAGTTTAAAAATAGCAAATACTTCAACAGAACAAAATTGGAGATTTGGAACCTTTAGAGCAGATGTACAACCTGATGGTATGAGATAATGGCTAGAGTTGATATAGTAATTCCTGAACCAACACCTATTTATACTGAGGAAAA